GCAGCGTAGCTTGCGGTTTTATCATCTGGCCCTGTCATTTTGCCGTAGGGCTGGACTTGGTGCATGTCAATATCGGCGTGAGTAATTGCAAATTGCAAGTATTGATACCCGCGCGGATAGTTGTATGGAAAGCCTGCAAAGTTGGCGTTGTTTGGAATAGGCGCAGGGCCAACACCTGTGATTGTGCGCGTACCGTTAAAGGTTGCGCCTGATGCGCTGATGGCGACGGATTGACCAACAACAAACATTCCCGGCGATGCGATAACAACCGTAGCAATGTTGCCACTTAACCCAGTGGCTACAACAGGCGCAGTGTTAAACCATAAAAATTGGTTAATTAAATCCTCTGCTGTTTGGCAGCAGGTTTCTACAATGTCAGATGTGTATAAAGTGCCAATGCCCAAATTGGCGCGCAATTCTGCTTCGGTAACATAGGTTGCGGCCATGGCATCTCCTTAGTACTAGGACTTGCAGGGTCAGGGCCTCTGTACCCTGCAAGCCGACTTAGTTAGTTATCAGGTTAAATTAAAGCGTTGTAAGCCACCTGAAACCAAAGTTTTGGTTGCAAAATAGCCATAAAGCAAAACGCTGATTTCACCAGTAGCCACGACATTGACCGAAAGGGTCAGCGTTGGGCTTTCATAAATGCAGATAGCAGATGGTGTAACAACAAATGCAGAATCATCAATTGTTGTTGCAACCATGTACGGGTCTACATACAAATCCAACCCTAAAATGTTTCCACGAATGGAATTAGGTGCTGATTGTCCAGCAGTATTTTGTGGTTGTGCAGCTGCGTAGATTGGGCGGTTTGAACCATCTTGCGCATTGATAAGTAGCGACCATTGCGAAGTTCCGGCAATGTAAGCGTTTGCCAATTCACCAGTTGCAGCAAATACGGCTGGTGCAGCTGCGCCAACAAATTGTTGCACACCTGTTGCACTTGCAGCCACAGTTGTTGCGCACAATGTTCCACCGCTAACAATTTCAGCAATAACAGCAGCATCGCTGGCCTTCGCGTAGGATCGTAAACAATTCTCGTACATGGCCGAATAAAAACTTGGCCCGGACCGATCAAGGAGTTCCACTGACATTATTTGAGTCCCGGCTAGTTTGACAACAGTTGCATTTACATAACTGGAAACAATCTGAGTAGCAGCTGTTGAGCCACCTTCTGCAACAGTGCTGATACTAGAATTTGTAGTAATTTTTGGGTGCGAAATTGTCATCCCGGTTGCGGCTAGTGCGCGAGCACCACCAAGTGCATCAATTGTTGGCCGAATCATTAGTGATGTATCAATAACGGTTGGGCTAAATGTTGTTGGAGAAAATGCAGGGTTTGTTGTGAAGCTGTCATTTGCAGCCTGAATTTTACGGGCTTGGCCATCAGCTGCTCTGACAAAGTCGCGTGACTCATCATTGCCCATTGTGGCTTTAATTGTGTGTTCTAGATATTGCGATTGGGTTTTAATTGGGGAGCGTAATTCTCCGACCTGATAAGAGGCCGAAATGATTGAGCGTGAGGCTTCTACTACGGGAGCAGTTTCCACCTCGGGGGTTACGGCAGCGGGAGTTTCTTTCTCCACGATAGCCTCACTTTCTGTTTCTGTTGTTGGGTTGGGTACATCTACCGCTTCGCCTTCGCTTGCGGCAACTCTAGTTACTAACGCATTTTCAAATGCTGGTGTTTCCACTAATGACACTTCTTGCAGTTTGGCAGCAGTTACAAGTAAATAACCATCTTTAGGTTCGGACTTTTGAACATCCACGCCAACTGATAAACCGGAAATTAAATCCTCGCTTGCCATAACCAAAGCATCTTGCCCGGCACTTGATGCACTTATTTTAAAGGATCCATAAATTGCTTGATCCGTTGTTTTAAAGGATTGAGCGCGGCCAAGTATTGCGTTTGGTTGGTGCTGCAATAGCAGTTTCACCTTAGCTGTATCGTGTATCGCAATTGACCCGCGCTCAAACATAACAGGCCCGACCGATGTATTCCCGATTTCGCCGAAAGGTACAACCACACCAGCAATAATTCTGCGCTCGGTGTCGGCTGCTTCAATTGCGCTGCTAAATGTTAACTTCATGATGCATCTCCATTCGGTGATAGATCTTCCATCTCTTTTGCTTGGTCTAAGGTAATCAATTGCAACGATAAAAGTTTTTCTATTGTTGCAAGTCTGGTTGTTGCATCCACTCTTAAAAATGTTTCATCAACTGCAAACCGCACCATGTTGCCATTTGCGGTGATGTCATTCATGCTTAACCGATCCTCTACTGCACAAACATAAGGCGCAAGTGTGTACGCAAAAAATTCTTTGCGAGCATCTAAAATGTTTTGGTATGTCATGCTTGCATTTGCATCGCTGCTTAGCATGTAGGCAGGCACATTCATTAAACGCGCAATTTCAGTTGATTGCGCTTGAATTGCCTCTGTGTACATCATATCTTTTGGTGAAAATGATGTTGGAATAAAATCAAGAGTGCTTGTTAGGTATGCAGTTGCGCGCGATGATCTTGCGGCCTTCCATGATGCTAACAATCCTTGCACCACTGGTTCTGGTAAATCTGCACCGCTATTTTTAATGTGACCGCTTGCGATTGGTGTTGCCGCAGCAATAGCAGCTGCGCGTTGAATATCAAGGGCAGCCCTAATTGTGCGCGCACCGGAAACAAGGACTGCCGGATTGAGTGATTGAAATGTAATTAAACTGGAAACGCCGTTCATTGGTCTTTCTGCACCATCAACCATGTAACCAATTATTTCGGTGCTGCGTTTATTGTAACGAGCAGTTACGCGTTCATTTGCTACCCATGCAAAACGCGCAGGCCTGCCATCATCGGAATAAACTGCGGTGACTTCCCAATAAGCAACAGAATTGAAAATTAAACTTTGGATTGTGTACGCCATAGTAACTGCGCGCGGTTGGCGTTCATCTGGTTGTTCTAACCAAACTGGTGAACCTAATTCCTCACCTGTTGATTTTTTATAAAGCTCTAATGGTATGCCTGCAATAATTCCGCAGATTAAATTCCTGCATTTCATAACACTTGGCACACTTAAAGCACTTGCAAGATCAATAGTTACATCTTGGTAACTGAATCCATCATTAAATCCGTAGTAATTGCCATTCATTACTGGCGGCGCGTACTGCGCAGCTATACGGGGATTTTCAACAGTCGCATCTGGCACAACACGCAATCGCGACAATATACCCATAGCGGAATAATAGCCCTATAGCACTCAATAGCGACATAATGTGCAAAACGGACAATGGGCGTGTCTAAACCGCCATAATTTGTGGGATTGACACAGGTTGGCTCATTTTGTGGACAATCATGGCCAGCGAAATTGCAGCGGCAATGCAGCCTGCCGATTGGCGGCGAATAATGCGAAATGACCCCTCATTGGTTTTGGCTGCGCAGTTATTCATGGATTCTACAAACTCGGGTTGCCCTGAATGAGTAATGCGTTTGGCAACAATGGCATCAAGCAAATCACCGCAAGCCTGATAGAACTGTTGGCCTGATACATCCTCCATTTTGCAACCATTTACAGCTAAGCGTTGGGCAATGGACTGGGTGGCATAGTGATCAAACATAATGCCCGCAGGATTGTATTTATCGGCCCATCCTTTAATGTCAGCCGCAATGCGTAGGTCATCAACCGCAACCTCACTGCGCCACTGTTGCAATATCCCAACACCAATGCGGCCATCAGGTAGCAATTGACCTGCAACCAAACTAGCGGTGCGAGTATTTTGTGCTTTATCAAATGCAAAGTAAGTAAGCGGTCCCGGCCCCATTTGCAGGGTCTTATCGCCGCAATCCTCAAATGCCATGTTAGGCCAAGGGCTAGTCAGCGATGAAACCCAAGTGCAAAGCATTTCGGTTTTTATAGTTTCCACGCTATCGGTTGAAACTGCCTCCGCCAAAACATCCTCGGTGATGGTAATGCCTAGCGCGGGGTTTGCCATTGCCCATGCCTTGCGGTCATCTATCTTGCAATGCTGCGGTGCGGAATACTCATACCAGCCAAGGGATTTATCAGGGTATGACAATGCGCGCTCGCGAAGGTCATTGAGCACTAGCGAGTAAGCATCCCCGGCATTGCTCGTAAAAATGGATTGGGAATTGGGCCGCGCTCTAGTTACAGGCTTTGCAGCTTTCATGGCCTCCTCGCTGATTTCGCGAAGCTCATCTACAAATAGCACATCAGCCGAAAGCCCGCGCGCACCATCGCGTGTAGCTGCTACTACTTTGTAACTGGCACCATTTTTTAATTCGATACTTTCTTGACCATTAGCAAAGCGGCCTACCACACCGCGATTTAGTTTTACTTGATCCCGTAACTCATCGTTGTTTTCAATAATGGCAACAACCTGCCGAAATGTAACCAAAGCCATTGACCGATTAGATGACATCGCCACAATGTTGCGCTCGCCCAATTCAAAGAGGCCAAAAAGGATGCGCCAGTAGGCAAGTGTTGTTTTTGCGTTTTGCCGGGCAACCAGTATGCAAATTGTCTTTCTAATAAAGTTACCGTCAGCATCTACGGTCAGAAAATCATCAGCCACAAATTTTTGCCAAGGCATCAGCTCATAATTGTACTTTTTGCAAAATGCTGCAAAGGCATCGCCGTATGAATGACCTTTTAATGCAGGGCTCATAATCCGAGGTTTTGTGGCCCCCATCAACTTAGGTTTTCGGGTAGCCCCCTTTTGTATTGGTATTGGCTCGGTCATGTTAGGTACTGGCTTGGACTAGGTTGCCCCGCAAATGGACCTGTTAGGACCTTGGTGACGGTTCTCGGGGAGGTACGG